GTTGGAATCCGACATTGATTTTGGCGATTGGATCCCGTTGCGAGCAGGACGTTATACCGGACGCCAATTCCAGTTCAAGTGCGAGCTAACCACCAGCGCCGATGACCAGACGCCTCTTGTGACCGAGCTGGGCTATGTCATGCAGCTGGAAAGCCGGACTGAGCGCAGCGCCACTCTGACCACCACCGCTGCCTCCTACGCCGTCACCTACGCCAAGCCGTTTTACGAAACGCCTGCCCTTGGTGTTACAGCTTTCAATCTTGGCACCGGGGACTATTATGAGATCACTTCGCCTTCCCGTACGGGCTTCACGGTGACGTTCAAGAACTCCGGTGGCACAGCGGTCAGCAGGCAGTTCCAATACGTAGCGTCTGGCTACGGCACTGAAGAGATCTGACAATGGCACAAGCAGACGGCATTGTCAGCAATGGTTCAGGCGCTGCGGTACGCGCCGACATCAATAACCAGCTTGCTGCGGTCTTCACCAACCACAGCGGCACAACTGAGCCGACAACGACCTACGCCTACCAGTTCTGGGCTGATACCACCAACAACCTACTTAAGATCCGCAATAGCACCAACAGCGGCTGGGTCACGCTGCGGCAGCTGGACGGCGAGTTTGACACGCTGCCGGTTGAGAACGGCACAAACAGCGCCCCCTCGATTTATTTCAAGGCCAGCGGCACTGACTCCGGCTTCTACAGCCCTGGCACTGATCAGGTTGCTGTTTCAACGGTTGGTGTTCAGCGCGTTAATTTCAATGCCGCCACTGAAGTTGTTTTTAACGACACTGGCGCAGATGTTGACTTTAGGATTGAGGGCGATACCGACGCTAATCTTTTCAAGGTCGATGCAGGAGCGGATGAGGTAAGTATCTCAAGCATCGCTTATCCCAAGAGCGATGGCACTGCTGATCAATCGCTTGTAACTGACGGATCTGGTAGTCTTAGTTTTGCCACTCGTGCGCGTCTTGAGCTAGGAACAGTAGTTGCTTCTACCAGTGGCACCTCCATCGACTTCACCGGGATTCCGAGCTGGGTGAAGAAGATTACGGTGATGTTTAACGGGGTTAGCACGAATGGGACAAGTAATCCATTGGTTCAACTTGGGTCTGGCTCGCCAACTACCTCCGGCTATGTTGCAACCGGCGCAGTAGCTTCAGTTGCAGGAAACACAGCTTACACAGTAGGCTTCGGCGTTTTATCTGGACTTGCTGCAAACACTATTGACGGCAGTTTCGTATTTGCAAACCAAGCAAGTAATACATGGATTGGGAATGGTGTTTTTACTTTAGCCGGAACAAATACTGCAATTTCCGCTGGGAGAGTTAATATCTCCGGCACCCTAGACCGCATCCGCATCACCACCGTGAACGGCACCGACACCTTTGACGCGGGGTCGATCAACATCCTGTATGAGGGCTGACCATGCACCGCATTGAAGTAAATGTCCAAACTGGCGAGCAGCAGACCATTGAGCTGACCGCTGAGGAGATTGCAGAGATCCAATCCCGTCCGAACCCCGAACCAGCCCCAGTGCTCACCACCGAGCAGAAGCTGGAAGCTGCTGGGTTGACCGTGGCTGAACTTAAAGAACTGTTTGGTCTTGATTGATGGCTGACCGTAAGATCACAGACCTGACGGAACTTCTAGCCCCGGCGGCTGATGATTTTCTGCCGATCATCGACAGCTCCGAAGCGGCAAACGCCGACAAAAACAAAAAGATCAAATACGAAACACTAAATCGCAACCTGCCTTCTGGCACTGCTGGCGCACCAAGTCTTGCGTTTACGGCAGATACCGGAATCAGCGGCATTTACCGCAGCGGTGCCAATGAAGTAGCGGTTAGCAACAACAGCACTTTTACCGGCAAGTTCAGCACTGCCGGTTTCCAGCTTGGCGCTGGTACTGCCGCCGCTCAGCTCCATCTTTTCAGCAGCGACACAACCGATCAGGTTATCATCGAAAACACAGATGACGGGCTAGATACAGCGCCTGATGTGGTGTTGTATCGCAATAGCGCCAGTCCCGCTGTCAACGATAACCTTGGCAACATTGAGTTTCGTGGTAAGGATTCTGCCGCCAATACTCATGCCTACGCACAGATTACTGCTGGCATAAAGGTTGCTACCAACGGCACTGAAGACGGCATCTTGGATCTCATGTCTTCGGACACTGGGACAACTGCCAGCCGTGTGCGTTTGTATGGCAGCAAGGTAGGTATCGGTGAATCAACGCCGCTTTATCCGGTACACATTACCTACAGCACACTTGCTGGAACGACACTACAAATTGAATCCAAGCTTGTCGATTCCGCTTCTGCTGGCGACATTACGCTTTATCACCACCGCAACAGTGCCGCTGGTCAAGACGGTGATGTAATTAGCTCGCTGTATTTCCGCAGCAAAAACGACAACGCAACGCCCGAGGATATTGATTACGCGCAGGTTGTCGGCAGCATCGTTGATGCCAGCGATGGCACAGAAGACGGCAAACTCGAACTCAAGGTTTCTGCAGCTGGAACGTTAACCACTGAGCTGGCAATTACTGCTGCCAACATCACGCTTGGTGTTCGCCCAATCCTGCCAACACATACTCCAGCGTCCGCCTCCGATACAGGTACTGCGGGTGAAGTTGCTTGGGACAGCTCATACATCTACATTTGCACCGCAACCGATACCTGGAAGCGGGTCGCAATTAGCACATGGCCGTAAAATCCAAGACCGCCCTGGGACGATTTGACCACAAAGCCGGTCGTCCTAAAACCACCAGTCAGGGCATGGGACAGCATTCGCGCCCACGTCGTCGCGGGAAAAAAGCCCTTAGGGGGCAAGGGCGCTAACCTATAGAAGTAGCCAATGCTGCCATGATTGAAGTCATCGCCGCAGTGGCCGGCGCGTCTATTTCCGTTGCCGCTATGGGCGCCATGGGTTTTTCGCGCAAGTCGGATGAAGCTCGTGATGCCGTTGTGCGTTTGACCTCGGCTGTCGAGCACATTGCCACTCAGTTAGAAGTGCTTCACGCTGACATCAAAGACGATCGCAGGGAAACGTTTACTAGGCTGAGTGGAGTAGAGCAAAGGGTGTCTAAGCTGGAAGCAAGACCACCATCCTGTTGACGATGGACTTTCTTACACATCCCGCATTCTGGATTTGCGTTGCTGCAGCTAGCGAGCTGATTGCACTGTCGCCGCTGCGTGATAACAGCATTATCCAGCTGGTGTTCCACGCGTTGAAGGCGATCAAAGCAAAAAAGGGCTGATACGCTTCGGCAAACCAGCATGGGAGCGTCGGCTTGAACGTGCCATCAAGCAATGGTGGTTTGAGCTGACGTTGCCTAATAAATTGGATCAAGCAGAAGCTGATTGGCACGCTACGCAGCCGGTAGAGCCGCAGCCGGTGATCACGCATCATGCAGTTAACGATAGCCTGCAAACAGGTGAAAGCCGCAAACTAGGCGGCGCAATGGAGATCAAAGCGCCATGGTCAAATTAAGCGATCTGTTTAAGTATTACAAGCATGGCACACCGCATCAAATGGCGGCCATCTCTGAATTAGAGACTGAGCTATTAAAGGTTGCACCTGAAGTCTTTAATAGGGACCAACCGTGGTACAAGACTTGGCAGGCTGGCGGCAGGCTGCATAATTATGAGCCAGCCATAAAGCTCATTAAAGAGTTCGAGGGCGTGCACCTCAGCGCTTATCCAGATCCGCTGCACGGATGGGAGGTGGCAACCATCGGCTATGGCACTACGCGCTACCCAGATGGCCGCAAGGTGCAACGCGGTGACAAGATCACCGTAATTGATGCCGATCAGCTATTAGCACTTGAAGTGGAGCGCATTGCCGCAAAATTGCGCAACAGCGTGCCGTTTTGGAATGACATGACGGGCAACAAGCAGTGCGCGTTGATCTCCTTTGCCTACAACCTTGGCGCCGGGTTCTACGGTAGTACTGGTTTCGAGACGATCAGTAAATGCCTTGCCGGCAAAGACTGGCAGGCAGTGCCAGCAGCAATGGAGCTATATCGCAACCCAGGCAGTGCCGTAGAGGCAGGTTTGCTGCGTCGTCGTCGCGCAGAAGGCAGGCTATGGGCTGGCGAGCATCAGCAAGGTCCGGCCAAGCTGACACCCAATAGTGCATTTGCATCACGCATCACACCGCATATACAACTTGGTGAGTTTGCGCTATTTCAAGAAGCACGGCGCTTTGACCATCAATACCAGCTCGACACAGCGGCAGAGCTAGCGGCATTCCTTGAGCGCGCACGTGTCAAGTTTGGCGGCAAGCCTGTGGTCATCACTAGTGGATACCGCCCGCGTGCCATCAATGCAGCGGTAGGTGGCTCTAGCGGCAGCGAGCATTTATACGATGCGCCAAGTGTTGGTGCTGTTGATTTCTACATCCGTGAAGTCAACATCAACCACGTGCAAGACTGGTGCGATGCAAACTGGCCGTATTCGCTCGGCTACGGTGCGCCTAAAGGATTTGTGCATCTAGGAATGCGTCGCGGCAGGCCAAAGGTACGATGGGATTATTAGACTGCAGTGTAAGCCGCTACCAACGGCATGGCGATTACATCAACGCGATTATCGCCAGAGCTGCTAGAGGTACGCATACCTTACACCAGCGTCAAGCAGCCAGTCACATTTCTACTTGCGTCTGATATTCACTTAGATAATCCAAAGTGCAATCGCGGATTACTTAAGCAACACCTAGAAGAATGTAAAACTATTGGCGGTCGTGCATTGTTTTTTGGTGATGTCATGTGCTTGATGCAAGGCAAGAAAGATAGACGTGGCAGTAAGGGCGATATACGACCAGAGCATCTTGGCGGTAACTATTTTGATCTAGTCTTTCGTGAGTCAGCAGATTTCTTGAAACCATACGGTGAAATGATCCTGATGATGGGTGACGGCAACCATGAAACTGCTGTACTCAACAATCAAGAAATTGATCCATTAGAAAATGTAGTTCGGCTTATGCGCAATGATGGCGCTGTAACTGAACATATGGGTTATCAAGGCTTTGTGCGTTTTGTATTTGAACGCAAGGAAGGCGGCGTCAGGCGCTGCACATTATTTTTCCATCACGGTGCATGGGGAGGCATCGTCACTAAAGGCACTATGGGCGGTGGTCGCTATGCGCAAATTGCACCTGATGCCGACATCGTATTAAACGGTCACAACCATGAGCGCAGCGTTGTTGCGCACCCGTGTTATCGCATCAGCGAAAATGGTAAGGCATGGATTGAGCAGCGCTGGCATTTGCAAACTGGAACATACAAACAAGAGTTTGGCGGTACTGGCGGCTGGGCAGTTGAACGTATTGTGATGCCTAAATCGCTTGGCGGTATTTGGCTTGATTTAACACCACGTGCGCGCGGCGGCGTTGATGTTACGTGCCGCCCAACGGTCTAAGTGGATCATTGCATTGATGGCGCCAACCTTATTCCCAAACGCAGTGCAAAACACAAATTTAGACAGGAAATTTTCGAAGCATGGCAGCATCAATGCGCTTACTGCGGAGATGCAGCTGACACATTAGATCACGTCAAGCCGCGCCATAAAGGCGGCGCTACTGTGACGACTAACCTTGTGCCAGCTTGCAGGCCATGCAATCGAAAAAAAGGCAGTGAAGAATGGCAACAGTGGTTCAATCAGCAGGATTCTTATCTACTAGATCGTGAGCTTGCTGTGCTGCGTTGGATTCAAGCATCTGATGATAGAAGACCCTAGCTTGCCATTCTTGCTGGTGATCTTTACACATTCCCGCTAGGCAGACCCTCCAGACGTTCCCGACCTTTCGTATTGTTGGTGCCAAATGGAGTGCCTGCCAGCGGGTTGCCTGTCAGCATACGAAGGCGGCTGATGCCACGCTTTTGTATTTCGCACATGCGCGCACGTGATAGGCCCATGCGCTTTTCTAGGTCATTCCATGGCACTGGATTGCGACTGTTGCGTGCGTAGATGATTTCACGAGTGCGATCATCTAAATGCTCATCGCAATAATCGCGCACTGTTTCAAGTTGCCAATCGTATTCAACGTCGTATTGTCTTTTATCGGCAATGATGTCAAGAATGTTAGATGATTCATCTTG